GGCGGAGCAGCTGAACCGCGGAAACGGGAACAGTCTGCGCACGATCGCGCTCATGGCGCTGGCCGTGGCCAGGAACGTCACGCTCGACGAGCTGACCGACGAGGAGAAGGACGTCGTCGCCCATTTCCGGAACCCGGCCATGCCGAGCGTGGCCGTCACGGCCGACGCGGCCATCAAGATCGCGAGCGTCCGCCAGGGCTTCGCGGAGACCGACACCTTCCTCGAAATGGTCGGATTCGGACCGGCGGACGTCCGCCGGATCCGGGCGCAGGAGGCCAGGGCGCGCGGCGACCAGCTGATCGCGGAACTGGAGCTCTGACATGGACATCACAGCCGAAGCGTGGCAGACCTTCATCCGGAAGCTCCGGCGCGTGAACGAGGCCGCGGCCCAGAAGGTCCTTGACTATCTGGCCGTTCATCCGGTCGAGAGCTACGCCGACCGCCAGCGGCTGATCGAATATGCCTATCTGATCGCCGCGAAGTACGGCGAGGGCGCGGCGGCGCTGGCCTGCGAGATGTATGACGCCGTCGCGGCCGCTTCCGCAGTGCCTGTCGCGCCGGCGCTGCCGGCTTCCGTCCCGAGTGTCGGCGAGGTGGCGAAGGCCGTCACCGGCACGCTGAAGACCGGGAACATGGGCATCGTGGCGGACAGCATCGGCCGGCTGGTGAAGCAGACCGGTGTCGACACGACGATGAAAAACGCGCTGCGGGACGGCGCCGAGTGGGCCTGGGTCCCCAGCGGCGACACCTGCGCCTTTTGCATCACGCTGGCCAGCCGCGGCTGGCAGCGGGCAAGCCGGGACGCGGTCAAGAACGGCCATGCCGAGCACATCCACGCCAACTGCGACTGCACCTACGCCGTCCGCTTCGATAAAAAGACCAACGTCGCCGGCTACCGGCCGGAGGAATACCTCGCGATGTACGAAAACGCCGACGGCAGCACGCCGAAGGAGAAGATCAACGCCATGCGGCGGGAGTTTTACGCGGAGAACGCCGCGGAGATCAACGCGCAGAAGCGCGACAACTATGAGAAACGCCGGGAGCGGGAGAGCCCGGCCGCGGAGGAGGCAGACGTATGAGCTCTTACGCCTACGGAAAAGCGGAGATCTGCGCGTGGATCCGGACCTGGTTCCCGCGAGACGCGGAGATCCTGGACGTCGGCGCCTGCGACGGGCTCTGGCGGCGGCTGCTGCCGGACTTCCCGAACATGGACGCGGTCGAGGCCTTCCACGACAACGCGATGCGGCTGGAGGGCTACCGGGAGATCTTCGAGGCCGACGTCCGCAACTTTGAATACGACCACTATGATCTCATCATCTTCGGCGACGTGATCGAGCACATGACCGTCCGGCAGGCGCAGAAGGTCCTCGAGTACGCCCGGCCGCGCTGCCGCGACATGATCGTCGCCGTGCCGTTCCAGTACGTCCAGGGCGAGATCTACGGCAACCCCTACGAAAAGCACATCCAGGACGATCTGACGCCGGAGATCTTCGCGGAGCGGTATCCGGGCTTTGAGGTCCTCCTCCGGGCCGCAAACGATTACTGCTATTACCACAAGGGAGAGACGCCATGAAGGTCCTGATCCACGCCTACCCGAAGCGCATGTGGTACGTCGAGGGCTGGCTCGTCCCGGAGCTGGAGCGCCAGGGCGCGGACGAGGTCGAGATCTGGAACGACACCGAGGGCAATGGCAACCTGCGGGCATGCCTCGATAGCTTCGCGGCCCGGAGCGGCGACGGCGGGACATGGCACATCCAGGACGACGTCCTCCTCTGCCGGGATTTCGTGAAGCGCTGCCGGGAGCACGACGAAGGCGTCGTGTACGGCTTCTGCAACGTGCAGTTCACGGACGATCCGCTGCAGACCGGCCGCGTCAGCGTCGAGGACGCCTGGCACAGCTTCCAGTGCGTCCGGATCCCGGACGAATACGCGCGGGAGTGCGCGGCATGGTTCGAGGGCCCGGGAAAGACGAGCGCGCTTTATCCGATCTGGGTAAAATCCGGGAAAATGGACGACGACGTCTTCCGGACGTTCCTGATCGACCGGCACGGCCGGGAAACTGTGGAAAACCTCCGGCCGAATCTGGTCGAGCACGTCGACTGGATCATCGGCGGCAGCGTCCTGCATCCGTGGCGCGGCTACATCGCCCGCGCGCACTTCTGGGACGACGAGGAGCTGGTCCGGGAGCTTAGGGAGAGCGTCCGCGGACATGTTCAGTATATCTATTAGATTATAAGGAGACAGGGCCAGCGCTTTGAGAGCCGGAGCCGATGAACCGTTACGAAACGGAGATCGGCTTCGGCTTTTTGATTTGCAAACACCGCAGAAATGCGTGTTATTTCGCCGGCGGGCGTAATTACGCAACGGTACGAGATGCGACCTCGTTAAAAGCGTATCTGAAGAAAGGACTGAGTCTATGAAACGCAGCGACATCACCGACATCTGGCCGGAGGCCACCAAGGAGCAGATCGACAAGCTCATGGGCATCAACGGAACCGACATCAACAACGCCAAGAGCGAGCTGGACGGCCTGAAGGCGCAGCTGACCGCCGCACAGGGCGAGATCCAGAAGCTGAAGGACGGCGCCGCCGGAAAGCCCGACGAGCTCAAGGAGACGCAGGACGCGCTCGCGGCCCTGCAGGCCGAGCTGACCGGCATGAAGCACGCGGAGGCGGTTCGTCTCGTGCGGGAGAAGGTCTCCGGCGAGAAGAAGGTCCCAGCGAATCTGCTCACCGGCGAGACGGAGGAGACCTGCGCGGCTCAGGCCGACGCGATCCTTGCCTTCGCCAAGGCCGGAAGCTATCCGAACGTCCACGACGGCGGAGAGGCCGGCCACGGCGGAACCGTCCAGACCCGCGACAAGTTCGCGGAGTGGGCAAAAGACAATCTTTGAATTTTTGAAAGGAGGACATTGACATGTCCGGCATTTCCACCAACCGCACTAACATCACGCTGCCCGCAGAGGTCAGCCAGGAGATCATGCAGAAGACGCAGCAGGCGTCCGCCGTCATGCAGCTCGCGCGCGAGATCGCGCTGCCCGGCCGCGGCGTGCAGATCCCCGTCATCACTTCCGATCCGTCCGCCGGCTGGGTCGCCGAGACCGGCGCCAAGCCCGTCAGTAACCCTGGCCTGAGCACCAAGCTCATGCAGGCCTACAAGCTCGCCGTGATCGTCCCCTTCAGCGATGAGTTCCGGCGCGACGCCGCGGCGCTCTACGACGCCCTCGTCGCCCGCCTGCCCCTCGCTCTGGCGCAGAAGTTTGATCAGACGGTCGTCGGCGCGGTCGAGAAGCCCGGCGAGAACTTCGACAACTTCGCGGCCTGCACCGCGCAGTCCCTCGTCAAGACCGTCAGCCATACCACCTACGACGGCCTCGTTGCCGCCTATGAAGACATCGCCACGGCAAACGGCAGTCTGAACGGCTTCGCCCTGAGCCCGGCCGCGATCAGCATCCTGCTCGGCGCCACCGACAGCACCGGCCGCCCGATCTTCACCGCCTCCGCAGCCGAGGGCGGCGTGAACCGCGTGCTCGGCGCCCGCACCATCGAGAGCCGCGGCATCTACAAGGCCGGCAGCGCCGCCGCGGACAGCACCGCGGGCAACCCGGCCATCGTCGGCATCGCCGGCGACTGGAGCCAGGCCATGTACGGCACCGTCGAGGGCGTCCAGATCCGCTTCGCGGACCAGACCGGCCTCACCATCAACTCCAGCCAGGTCAACCTCTGGGAGCACAACATGTTTGCTGTCAGAGCGGAGATCGAGCTTGGCTTCCGGGCCGACACGAGCTGCTTCAACCTGCTGACCGGTGTGACGCCCGAGGCCTGAGCATGATCAAGCTCATCAACACCCGCGGCGGCGAAACCTGGGTGCATGAGTCCCGGCTCGACGAGTATCTGGCGCGCGGCTTCAAAATAGCCGCGCCGCCGATGCCCGCGCCGCCGAAGCAGCGGAAAGTGTCGGAATCCGACACCGCAAAAAAGACCAGAAAGAAGTGATCCAAATGGCAGCTTACGCAACCGTGACAGACGTCCAGGCCCGCATGAGCCGGACCATGAGCAGTGCCGAGCAGACCATGTGCGGCACCATGCTGGACGACGCGGCGGTCATCATCGACAGCTACAACGCAAACGCGACGGCGGACGCCAAGAAGGTCGTGAGCTGCCGGATGGTGATCCGGGCACTGGGCGACGGAACCGACAGCGGCGTCCCCCTGGGGGCGACGCAGGGCAGCATGAGCGGCCTCGGCTACAGTCAGAGCTGGACGATCGGCAGCGGCGGCGCCGCCGGTGAGATGTATCTGGCCAAGCTGGACAAGAAGCTGCTCGGCTGCGGCGACCTGATCGGAAGCTACAGCCCGACGCAGGAGCTCGTTCCGCAGCCGCTGCCGGAGGTGGTCTCCGGATGAGAGGGCTTACCGTCACGCTCAAGAAAAAGACACAGGACGGCACGGACCCCTTCGGGGCCCCGATCTGGAAGACCACGGACGTCACGGTCGACAACGTGCTGGTCGGCGAGCCGTCCACCGACGACATCGCCTCCAGCACGGACCTCTACGGCAAGCGCATCGCTTACATGCTCGGGATCCCGAAGGGCGACGCGAACGACTGGACAGACGTCGCGGTCGAGTGGACGGACGCCTACGGGCGGACGATCAAGTGCCAGACCTTCGGATTCCCGATCACCGGCGTCGCGGATCTGATCCCCGGGCCGTGGCACATGAAGGTGAGGTGCGAGAGGATTGAGTAAATCCATCGAGATCGAGCTCAACAGCGCCGGGATCCGGGAGATGCTGCGGAGCGCGGAAATGCAGCAGCTGCTCGGCGAGAAGGCGGCGGAGATCGCCGGACGCTGCGGCGACGGCTACGAATCCGATGTCCACATGACGCCCGGCCGCGCCATCGCTTCCGTCTTCACCGCCACGCCGAAGGCGGCAAAGGACAACTCCAAAAACAACACGATCCTGAGGAATCTGTCATGATCGAGGAAATCATTCTTCAGCAGCTCGCGGCTGCGGGCATCACGGCCGTCATGGAGATCCCGGAAGGCGGAGGCGAGCTCCCCTTCTGCGTGGTGCAGAAGACCGGCGGCGGATCCGAAAACCATATCCGCCGCGCGACCGTGGCCATCCAGAGCCATGACGCTTCGCTTTACGGCGCCGCCTCGCTCAACGAACAGGTGATCGCGGCCATGGCCGGCATCACGGCACGGCCGGAGGTCGGCTCCTGCGAGCTCAACAGCGACTACAACTTCACGGACGGGACAAAGAAGGAATACCGCTATCAGGCGGTCTTCGATCTCGTCTATTACGACTAGGAGGTTAAACTTCAATGCCTACTGACACCAACAAGAGCAACGTCTCCGTCGGAAAGCCGAAGATCGGCGGCGCGATCTACCGCGCGCCCCTCGGCACCTCGCTGCCCACCAGCGCGGCCGCATCCCTCGCCGCCGGCTTCAAGTCCATGGGCTACGTCTCCGCGGACGGCGTCAGCAATTCCAACAACCTGTCCGTCAGCAACATCAAGGCGTGGGGCGGCGACACGGTTCTGGTCTCCCAGACCGACCGGGCCGACACCTTCAAGCTCACGCTGATCGAGGCGCTCAACACCGACGTCCTGGCGGCCGTCTACGGCTCCGGCAACGTCTCCGGCGCTCTGGCCACCGGCGTCACCGTCGAGAGCAACGCCGAGCCGCAGGCTGAGGCGTCCTGGGTCATCGACATGGTTCTGAATGGCAACACCGCCAAGCGGATCGTGATGCCCAGCGCGGTCCTCTCCGGGCTGGACGACATCGTCTACAAGGACGACACGGCCATCGGCTACGGCATCACGCTGACCTGCCTGCCCGACGGCGACGGAAATACTCACTACGAGTATATCAAGTCGGCCACGACCACATGATCACCGGCGTGACGCGCAGCGGCTTCGCCTTCGAGGTGGACGAGGCCGTCGCGAACGACATGGAGCTTTTCGAGGCGCTCTGCGATCTCGACAACGGGGACGCCACGGCGGTCGTCCCCGTCTGCCGGATCATCCTCGGCAAACAGAAAAAAGCGCTTTACGACCATCTCCGCACCGAGACCGGGCACGTCCCGGTCGACCGCGTGACGGAGGAGATCGTCGACATCTTCTCGGCGCTTCAGAACGGAAAAAAATCCTAGCCCTTGCGCACGTCGCAAAAGCGTGGCCGGACGAGCTGATCTGCGACATGGCGGAGATCTACGGCGTCTTTGACTGGCACGCGCTGCCGCTGGCCACCGCGGCGACGCTCGCGCAGGGGCTTCCCCCGTCCTCCAGGGTGGCCAGAAAACTCTCCGGGCTCGCGGCAGACAACACCGAACTGCTGCTCGCGATCATCGCCGACAGAGTCGGCCACATCGCCTGGATGTTTTCAAAAGACGGGCAGGACGGGATCAACCATCCGACCAGCATCCTCGCGGCGCTCACCGGCACCGGCCGGGCACCGGAGGGCTTTGACAACGGAGAAGACTTTGCCGCGGCCTGGGCCGCGATTATGGGAGGTGACAGCTAATGCCGGAACTTGCGAAAGCGTATGTTCAGATCATTCCGTCGGCGGAAGGGATCAAAGGGAATCTTCAAAAAACCATGGGCGGCGAAGCCGAAGCCAGCGGCAAAGAATCCGGATCGAAATTCAGCAGTGCCTTCGGCGCCGCAGCAAAAGTCGGACTGGCTGCGATCGGCGCGGCCGGCGCGGCTGCCGGCGCTCTGGTCAAGTCCTCCGTCGAAGGCTTCG